AACGTAATAGATTCAAACACAAATTCTTTAGCGATACTCTCACTTAAACCCTTATTAGAGTTTAGTTCATCATATAGATAAAATAACTTAGAAATATTTTTATTACCAAGAACCAATTTATTGAATGTTTTTATTTCATTCTTAAATGTGTTATTACTATATGACTCTAATAATAGAGCTTCAATTTTCGTTTTTAGTATACCAAATTTTACCATCTCTTTAAATGTTTTTATATAAATATCAATCTTTTAACAATCTGTTCAATTCATCCTCCATTTCACCTAAAGAATTTTTAGCTCTGGATAAATTTATATATTCGCTTTCAGACACCAAACTACTATTTTCTAATAATATATTCACATTATCCCTATTTGAAGATTCAGGTGTTACCCCCGCTTCTCCACCCGGAGTTGGTCCTGGAGGTGGCGGTGCGATACCTCCACCTTCCTCTCCACCCATTGGTGGTGGTTCCATTCCTCCCATATCTCCGCCAGGAGGTGGTGGTGGAACTGCAGCAGATGCTGCGGTTGTTCCTGTTTGTTGTCCGTATAATTTATCAATATTATCAAATATGCCCGTGTGAACAATAATTGTTGGTGTATTTGTAAGTTCAGCGGCAACCGCTTTCTCAATTCTTTGTTGTTGTAAATCCAATCTAATCTCTTCGTCAGAGAATCCTAAGATATGTTTCTTAGCCCAAGATTGTGACACAGGAGCAATACCTTCAATACCAGCAACCGCATCTTTATATAATAGAATCTTTTCTTTCCACACATCAACCTTTAATAGATCGGCTTGTGTGGATGGATTAGTTAATGATAATGTAAAATTAGATAATTCATCTTCAAAACCCAAAAGAAATAAATGTATGATGGCGATTTTATTCATCTCAGCCAACATACTCTTTTGAATACGATTAATAGTTCTCGCAAAACGAATATCCTGTAAAGATAAATTCTTTCCGTCACCAACAACCTCCTCAAAACCTAAAAAGGCTTTAGGAACTCTCAATGCGGTAAGTAATTTCTTTTGGATATATTCAATATCGGCAATTTCCGATAAGTTAGTTGCTCCGGGTAGTGTTGTAATTGGGTCAGGGGCGGCGGCATCTCTAACAGGTATGAAGTAATCTTGGTCAACCGCCATTTGGTTAAATCTCATATCAACATTACCTGTGTTATTATCCACAACTTGAGAACGCTTGAACTTGTTTGCCATACGCTGAACATACGGTTCCACATCCTTATCGTCCATATTACCTACGAATATCTTAAACATTCTTCTTTCAGGTGCTCTTGATGTTCTGTAAATTAACATCGCATCCTCAGATAACAATAATTGTTTCCAAATTCTTCTCGCCTTTTCCAACATAGACGTACCGTAAGGTAACTTTCTATCATCCCCCAATAATCTAAAGTGAGCAATCTCCCAAGAATTGAATTCCATATCCTTGGCTTTCCATTTAAATCTCAATCCTGTATTTCTTGGGTCTTGTTCGGTATTGGTAGTTTTTGACGCCATACCCATCTCCAATCTTTCAATCTCAATGTTCGGTAACTGCATACAACCAACAACACCTCTTTCAGTGTCCAATTTTAGATAAACAAAATTATCACCATATTTACAAGCATTTCTTGTCCACATTGGTAAGTTTGTGTTAATATCCAAATTGTTATTAAACAAATCCGATAGTATTGATTTTATTCTTTGTGATTCAGAATAAATCTGTAACATATTACCATTTTGGTCAACCGTGGTAGATTCCTCACCATAGATATCTAACGCTGCGGATATTTCGGGGGTATACTCCATAGATTCAAAATCATAGAATGATGCTAATCTTGTTGGTTCGTAATAAGTTGCTTGGGTATATAAATTATTCTCAATCTTAGTCCATTGATTGGATAAGTAGAATGTTTGTTGAGCTTGGAGTTTTTCCTTCTCGTATTGTTGTTTACTATTTGTTTTTAGTAATTCTGTCTTATCGTATTTGTAGGTCGGATAATCTTGACCTAATAATGAGTAAGGACCGAAGGCTTGGGTTAATCTTTGCCAAACGGTCAAATTTTGATTATTGTTATTTTCCATATAATAAATTTAACTACATCCATAAATAGTTAAACACTAGTATTTTGGATATTTTGATAAATATCACCTTCTATTACCAAATAACCATCCGTAATCAATATAATCCTGTCTAGACGGACCTTGTTGTCTTTGGTCTTGATATCTTTGTTGTATATTAGGTGATCCTGGATTGAATGCGATTGACTTAGCCGGAGCCTCATCGACATTAACTGTCCAAGATTCCAACATTGCTTTTGTATGTTCTGTAACCTTTCCTAATTGACTAAATGAAGATTCACCAACATAAATTGCCATCGCGATTGACATAAGTAAGTCATCGTGTTGACCCTTTTGATGGTCAGGTCTACCACTAATATAAACAAAAGTATTCATCTCGTTTAATAGACGATTACTATGAATAATAAAATTATGTCTAACCGCTTCCTCAAAAGCCGCAATTATTTGAACTCTCTTACTGTTGAAATTAATCCCCGGTATTTTTTCGTTTTGTTTAGGGTCGTACTTCCATTTGTTTTGGTAATCAACACCATCAACATATAAATCTCTGTACCCCAACTCCTGCATTTTCCTAGCGGTGGATACTCCCATTCCCCCTGTTATATCAATAACAACAAAACAAGAATACATATTAGCCCATTTAAACGCAATATCTGCCATAATATCCGGTGGTATCTTACCAACATATTCGGCAACTTGTTCCCTCTCGTCAAAATCTATAATTTGGAATGTTGAGTAATCCTCACTATCCCCTCTCGATACGTCAATCCCCATAATGTATTTGTGACCAATTACAGGTTCTTTCCATATCCATAAGGAGTTTGCCATCATCTTATTTGTGGGTTCAGAAATAGTATTCTCACGAATCTTGGTAAGTGTCTTTGAATCAAACACATTATCACCAGATCCGAGGAAGTTACACTCCAATTCCTGAGAAACTTTTCTCTTATCGTATTTTAACTTCTTAACCATTGATTCAAACCAAGAAGAACAAGGTTTAAATCCATCTTTAAAATAAGGTTTTAGTTTTTCGTGGTCACCATTATTTGGTTGGTAATGTTCTATCTTTACCACCGCATCGGATGGGTATTGTTCTTTATTTAACAGGTAGTGAATAATATCATCTGTTTTAACCAAGAACATATCTTTAGTATATCTTGGGTCTCTATACCAAAACATTTCAGATATTTTGAAATCGTTCATTGCTCTTAGAGCCTGATCATAGATTTCATAATAAATGGGGTCATAACCGTTTGGTGTTGAGATTACAATAACTTTACCACCCGTAGATAGTGAAGCCATACAGGCTGACCAAAAGTCCGCATCCGCTTCAATGTAAGCTGCCTCATCAAATATTAATATTGTTGGGGTATATCCACGTAACGCATCCTTAGATGTTGCTACCGCTTTCACCTCACAACCGTTTGTTAATTTATAATGTCTTTGTGAATTCTTTTCTTTCGCAAATCCAATATCAACCCAAGACGGCCATTGTTCAATAAACCCTCTAACTTTGTTAGCCATCTCTTGGGCGGTGTCCAATTTATTGGCAATAATTAGAATCTTCTCAGGGGTTTGTTTTTTTGCGAAGGCTATTTTCTTAGATGCCCAAGCGGCAGTTACGGTGGATACACCTGCCTGTCTATACTTTAAGGCAATATTCTCATTGTTATTCTCGTAATCGTCAAGTAGGGATATTTGGTCGGGAAATAACTCCAAAGGAACAAATCTAGATACCGTATTATCATACGTCTGTAAATACGTTTTAAGTGCGTAAGGGGTGTCCCTCATACACTTAACATATTCTATTAAAACTTGTTCCTTTGTTATATTTTGCATAAATTAGATTCCAAGATCACTCAAAGAAGGACCTTCGTAATCTTCATCTTCATCCTCATCACTATCTCCGAATTGAGAATCAAAATCTTGTTTCTTTAATTCCTCAACTATTTCATCAACCATTCTTTGTAATACCTGTTTTCCTTTAGGATTACCAGATAAAATAAATTTAGATAATTTAAAGAATTGTTCCGGTGATAAAGATGAAAATCTCATAAACAGATAATGTTGAATATGACGTTTGTCCTCCTCAAAAATTTCATCAGGATATGCCGCCAAGAATTTCTCCCAAAAAATAGGTCCTAATCTTAAATCCCATATCTCTGCGGGTAATGTATCTTCACTCGCAATTACCATTTCGGCTTGACGAGGGTCATCAGGTAATCCGTGAGTTCCGAAAATCTCATATACACCTTTAACCAATTCGTGAATTAACACGGGGAAAGAAGCCCCTCTTGCGATTACTGTTGGTGGGTCTGTTTCTGTATCAACTTCTGATTGACCTACTTGACCTTCACCCGATGCTGCCATACTTGACACCATTTGCTCAGGATAAATCCAATATAAATGGTCTAACAACGCTTGTGACATACCATAAATCCTAACAAGTTCAGGATTAATATTCTCAAGTTCATCGGCAACCAATTCAAACATATAATGTCCTTTTTTAGCCGCCCCACCGATTAAAGCGTTAATAAATCTACGCTTGGCTTTTTCTTGATTAAACTTCTCAAAAGAATCCATAAAAGCCTCTAACTCATCCTGATGTTCATCAGCCGATGCAAATGCGTCTTTTACTTCTTCTGCCGTAGGTTCTTCGGATTCACCTCTCATACCTTCAGCCGATGACATACCACCGTGAATAAGTTTTGCGTCAAACTGCATTGCCCCTTCGGGAATTGACATTTCTTTTTTAACCAACTCAACCGCTAAATTCTCAAGATACTCTTTGTTACGACTTTCAATCTGGCCAATTTTACCAAACAACTGCATTGCTGATGACATAAGTGACATCATAACTTGTTGAGGACCACCTTGTATCTTAGTTGTATCTCCCAAATATCTTCTAACGTTATTAACTGAATTTTTAAATCTTTCAGATGAAATAACCTCAACGAAATCTCTATCCATTTTAGGTAACCCAGGATGTTCAGCGTAAGGAGTCGTTTTAGATGTAATTTTACGCTCAATACTTGGATCCATTCTTTCAGGTCCTTCGTAATCTATTGGTGCTTCGCTGATATTTTTTCTATTCTTTGCCATTTGAAATATAATTTTACTTAAATATTAATTCCTAATTTACCCCAACTTAACCAAGATGGTACCGATTTTTTACCCGCTTTAGGTGCTGGTTTAACTCCGGGTTTAGGTTTATATGGTGTTGAAGGTGTTTTTGTTTTTTCCTTTTCTTTTGGTGGTGCGATGGTTGGACTACTTTGTTCTTTAGTTTCCACCTTAGCCTTAGGTGCGGGTTTAACTCCCGGTTTTGGACTATATGGTGTTGATGGTTTTTTGGTAGTTTCTCCCGGTTTTACCGTAGGTACTTTTGGTTTAACTGGAGTTTGAGTTTCGGATTCTTTAATCATATCTAAGAATTCTTTTTTACTAATTTTCGGTTGGATATTTCTTTCCAGTAAAGATACGATTTTATTTTCTAAAAACAACTCAGATGGGTCTCTTCCTTCTTTTACAGATTTTTTAATATCCATAACACATCTTTCATATTTTTTCTTATCCTCTCTACCAACTGTAGAAGTACAAATAGCCCAAGGATTATATTTTTTGGATTTCTTTTTACCCTCTTTCATTTCACTTTCCTTTGGAGTTGCCATAACTTCACCTGTTGTGGTTTTACTTACGTTGTAACCTTTTGGGTTTGGTGGTAGAGAACCTCCGCTAGTTCCTATTTTAAGGGATGTTTTTGTAACGGGTGTAACTTGTTCCTTAGTTTCTTCGTTACCCTCATTCAATTTCTTATAAAGTTTAACCAATTGTGATTCAGTTAAACTTGCTAATGTTTCGGCTTTAAATCCCATATCCATTAATTTAAATGCTGCGTTATCAGTTTTCATAAACTACTTTTTTTTCAAATTCTAAAACTATATCTCTTTCATATAGTTTTTCTTTTATTGTTTTTTCATCCTCACCAAATCTAAAAACCAATCTTTTTTCAGTTTCAAAATTAGTATCAGAATCTTCCGACTCCCAACCTAACGCAATTACATCATCAATAGAATCTATCATAGAAAAAAAGTCAGAATCCTGAATTAGGGATAACTTAATATCCGCACTTTTTAGAGTTCCGACTTTCTGTATAAATTCTATATCGGGAGCGGATGGATTACCGTTAGACGGTTTTGACTCCCATCCCTCTCCCCATATATCGGTTATTGTATCTGAAAAGATAAATTCGTATATATTATCACCTTTATAATTAGGTCCTAAACCATTTATATAAATTAGATAACTCATAGAATCGCTCCGTCAGGTGTGATTTTAAATTGTTTACCATTAACCTCAAAAACTAAATTTCTCTTATTAGTTTTACCGATTAATTCGGCCTTAGAATATCTCGTAATGAATTTCTCAGAAGTTACTTCTTGGTCAATAGATTCAGATAATCTCTTAACCTCTTTCATTTGTTTAACTTTATGAGTTTTTTTCTCAACAAATTTCCTAACTCCTCTTTCCTCGTTTAATCTTTTTTCGTTAGGTGATTCTTGGAAGTATTTTGATAAAATCTTATCCACTTTTGATTCTGAGAAAATGTCATCAAAAATTTTACCCATCCCATCAACGTGATTATCTTCTAACATATCACCCATTTTATTTTTAATAAGTTCGCTATGTTTGTTAGTTAACGCTTTGTTAAAGTCCATTTCTTCCATTGGTGATTTTGGGTGTCTCATTTTCTTAGGTTCATCACTAAATCCTAAATCGTAATCTCCATCCATAGTTCCTTCCCATTCTTCTCTCATTTCACCTTCAGGCATTTCCATATCTTCATCACCCATTTCAGGTTCTTCCGGCATTTCCATATCTTCATCACCCATTTCAGGTTCTTCCGGCATTTCCATATCCTCGTCACCCATATCTTCATTATCCTCAAATCTAGTCATAATCTCCTCAACATCCTCATCGGATAATTGACTTAAATCAAGAGCTGATAATATTGAGTTAATTACATATTTTGTATCATCAGATGAAATTGGTTCTTCACCTTGATTAAGTTTTCTAATTTTTTGACCTAACTTACCTGTTAGTTTTTGGATCGATTTAAAGGTAACCATACCTTCTTCACCTTCGGGTTCTCCACCCATATCCATTCCTTCATCACCCATATCCATTCCTTCATCACCTATTTCAGGATCTTCCGGCATATCCATACCTTCGTCACCCATAGTTGGGTCTTCAGGCATATCCATACCTGCATCAGGCATAGGTGGCATATCGGTTGGTGCGGGAGCAGGTGCCGGTTCTGGCATCGGCGGAGCTTCTACAGGCGCCGGTTTAGGTGTTTTTAATGTAAATTTTTTTTGTTCACCAAATAATGAGATGTTTTCTTCATTACCGACCAAAGTATTAACTTCTTTTGTAATTAAGTTTAATCTCTTCAATGCTTGGGAATAGGAAGGATAGTACTTTCTATTTTGCATTGGTTCAAGATAATCCATTTCGGATTCATTAATAGATTTTTTAATGACGTATCCGTTTTTATCTCTTTCAATTTTATATGTGTTACCATCGGCTAACATTATTCCGTACTCTGTAGATTTAACTTCATTTACAGGCGTTGGAATGTTTTCCTTATAACGTGAAATTTCAATGATACGGTTTATTTTTTCCATACCTTCTAATCTTTCACTTCCAATTGGTTTTAATTTTCCCATTTTATTTTTTATTTATGTTTAATTGTTTAATCCGTTAAATCCACCAAGTGTGACCGCACTACATTGATAGATAGTACCACCAGTTACATTTGACGCTATCGGTGTTGGGTTAGCAAAAGTAACAACAGTCCCCCCTGTTGGGTTTGCCGGTAAAAATCCGATTATTGTTGTTTTATAATACGAAGTACATGCGGTTGATGCCATATCTTTATTTTTTCTTTATAAATATATCAATATTAATAATAGTTTATGAGTGATTAATAATTTATGCCGTATTATTGATTTGATTTACTAAATTGTTCAAACTACTTTCATACTTTGTTGATGATGCGTATCTGTTGTTGTTTTTATTTACAAAATTATTTACCAAATCTTTTGCGGTTTTACCACCTGTTAAATAACTTCTTGCAATTAAATCGTAATAGGTTTGTATTCCCGACTGAACATCGGAAAAATATTTATTACTACCATCATCAACATTACCCACATTATATGGGTTTTTAGTTTTAATTGGTCTACTATTAGGGTTACTACTAAATCCACCCTCTACTGTCATTTGGGCTAAAGCCAATTGAGGTGGAACATATTTTTGATACGTACTATATGTGGTTTTAGCCGCTTTAGCCATCATCTCACCTGTTATTCCCAATAAATTACTACTTCTAGTATTTATAAATTTTTGACAAATATTCTCATATTTTTTATACCCTTCTTCACTCATTAAATCAATATCTGTAAATCCTTCACCGCCACCCGTATTAACTACGTCAATATATTTCTTTAAATCTTCCGATTTAATTCCTTTGGATTTAAGTTTTTCTATCATAACCTTAATCATTTCAGGGGTTGCGATTGAATCAACTACATTTTTATTGTCAAAACTACCTACGTATTTTTTATCCACCACAGTAGCGGGGTCTATCTTTGTACCATTAAGGCTAACCGCAAAATGTAAATGAGGACCTGTGGATCTACCATGACCCTTATCATTTGCACCACCACCACTTAAACCTATTACATCCCCTTGTTTTACTAAATTACCGGCACTTACATTTATTTGTTTACAATGACAAAAAATGGTCTGATATCCATCGGCATGGTCAATTACAATAGTACCACCACAATTCCCACTATCATCATGAACCTTTAAAACTTTACCATCTAATGGTGAACGTATTTCAGTACCGGATGGTACTGGAATATCAGCCGCTCCGTGCTTACCATAGCCTCTACTTGCGTTAAAATCACTTCCAATATTAAAAGGAGTGACAGGAGGTAAAAATTTAGATGATTCACTTTCACTAATTGAAGATTTTTTTTGAGTACTTTCTAATTCTTTTAAATTATCTGATTTGAATTTCTCTACTTGACTTGCCGTTTCAGGTCCATATAATCCATCAGACCCAAATTTAGGTAGATTATATCCAAGTAATTCTAATCCGATTTGTATGGTCTCAACTTCTTTTTGGAAGTTCATTTGACCTTTTTGTTGTTGGGATATAGGACCTTTTATTGATTCTAAAGTTTTATAGAATTCTGCAACATCATCATCAACAAGATCGGCTTTCTTGGGATCATCAATCTTATTATCACTTTCTTTATCCTTTTTACCTGAGAATAAATTATTGAAAAAATCTTTTAGTTTTTGTTCACCAATTAATTTTTGTTCCAATGACAATTCCTTATCAACTTTCTCGTTTTCAAAGTTAAATAGTTTTTCAATATACCCATTTCGTCTAAGGTATTTAAATACCAAATTTTCATAAGATAATTCACCACCACCTTCTAATCCCGATTGTCTGTATTTTTTAAGTTTATCCTTAAAACCGCCCAATAACTTTAAAGCTACTTCCAAATCTTTACCTTTAGCCGAATCAATAACCTCATCAATTTTCTCAGTCCATTGATTAACTTTTGACATAAGAACTTCTTTATCCGCTTTAAAATCAGTTTTTTTGGGAGGACTTAACCATTTGTTATATATCAAAGAATAAGCCCCTGATGAGAAATAAGGTTCATTACTATCCTGTACGTATAACTCAACATCATAACCATATATTTTAATATTATGGTTAGAATTAAATAAAGTTTTTTTTAATTTAAAAAGTTCTTGGTATAGACCTAATTGGTCTTTAGGGAATTGTTCAAAATCGGCAATTATGTGTAAATCAAAATCGGAGTATTTTGACCAGTTGTAATTAACCATAGAACCTATGATATGAGCATCAGATACAATAATGTCAACACCTAAAAATTCTATGAATTCATAAGCAATTTCTAATAACTTTTCTCTAATTTCAGGTTTAAGTTTTGTGGACTTATTGTCCTTAACCCACACCTTCGGATTTAATCCTTTTTTTAAGTCAAAGCTTGATAAAATTTCAGTATCCTTTTTCATTAACTAATAAATACTACAAAATATGTATTTAGTTAAAGTTTTTTATATGGGTGAGCTTTCGCTATTTTTGAACTGAAGAATTTACCCTGAGATTCGGACATTCTGAATTGAGTATATAATTGATGGGGCACATCTTGATACTCATACTTTAAACCATTATTAAACTCAACCAATAGACCCTTTGTTTCTGTATCATATTCTGTGTGTTTAATATTTGACGAAGTAATGTCATTAATTATTTTTGTTCCTATAATTTCTTCTTTTGTAATTGCCATAATTTTTTATTTACAAAAATAAATTATTAATTCCCATATGTCTATACATTATTTTTTTTTATCTAAAACTACGCTGAGTAAATTGGTGGTGGGTTTATTGAACCATTTTGTAAAACTTTATTAACTAAACCTCCA